ACAGCTTGTCCAGCACCGCCTGCCGGCTGGAGTACAGGCCAGCCACCTGTGGGACTCCCGGGTCCGACTGGACGATCGGATCCGAGCCGTCCAGTCCCTGCGTGTCCAGGATCACAGAATCTTCACCCCTCGGTTACCGGCGCCCCGCGGGCGTCGCCTAGTCGTACGCGCCGTCCAATTCGCGGCGCTGATCGCCTCGATCGGGAGCTCGTCGCCCTCCGGCGAAGTCGCCTCCCAACCGAACGCCCCGTCCCTACGGCGCTTCTGTCTGTCGCACGAGCCCACCGACGCGTCCAAGGCGTCGCCCTCGGCGCCCACCGGGTGAGTCGTCTGGCCACTGGCCACCGACTGGACCAGCATAGCACACGAGTCCAGGTACTCGCCCGTGCTCATCACGTGGATCATACGGGGCGGGAGCTTGCGCGCAAGCAGCGCGTCCTTAAGCGGAGCCGAGCCCGCCCCACCCAACAGACTCACCTGCGCCGTAGACGCCCGGCGCTCAGCCAGCCAATCCGCCAGCCGCTCCACGCCCTGCTCGAGTGGACCAGACCACGCACCGATCAGATTCACGTGAACCCGCTGGCCGTCACGCATCGCCCCAGCCACCGCCTGCCGCATGCCGTCCTGGCTGAAAACCACAGCGAACGACTTGACCCCATCCGCCGGGGGATCCGCCACACACGACTTCCACGCCTCCGCGCTGATCGCCCGAGTCCGGCCACGCTTAAGCGGCCACACGCCCAGGCGCTCGCGGGCGAAGCCATCCGGGCTGAACCGCTTGCGCTCGCCCTCCACCACGATCATCTGCAAGCGACCAGCCGCAAGCGCCGGGTTGTTCGCCCGCCACAGCTCGCGGTCGTCCAGGTCCAACAGACCCGGGTTCCCGTCCGGCGACCACTCGTCCCAACAGGTCCGCCCCGGGTTGTCACCCAGGGCGTCATCACGGACACGCGTGAAGACCTCGCCATCAGCCTGCGGGCCCGGCGGGGTCCCCGTGAACAGCCACTGCGGGTTACGCAGCGGAGCCGCCGACGTCGTCGGCATCAGAGCCTCCAACGCGTCGTCGTTCATCTCCTGCGCCTCGTCCATAACCAGCGTGTCGACCGTGAAGCCACGCGCCGAGTTCTTCGACCGGGCCACGATCTCGATCGACCCGCCGTTCGACAGCAGGACCGCCTCCTGGCCGTTCACCGACCGGATCGTCTTCACCAGGGCGTTCAGCTCCGGGAACTGCGCAGCCGGGTCGTTCGCCTTCTCACCGAAGAAAAACTTCAAACGACGGAAGTGCTTCTGAGCCGTCTTCACCTCATGGGCCGTGTGGAGGATCCGCTCCCCCAGAGCCACCGCCCCGAAGACCTCGCGGACCTCGAGGCACACGTTCTTCCCGTTCTGGCGGGGAACCGACAGGCCACACGTCAGGTGAGCCCAGCGGCCGTGCTCATCCAGAGCCAGCCACGCGTCCAGGACCTCCGCCTGCCACGGATCGGGCACCAAGCCGTGCTTGGTGATGAACTCGCACGCCAGGTCCCCCATGGTCCGGTCGATCGCAGTCGACCGGACGGTCTTAGGCGCGCTGGCGGGCACGCACGGCCTCCTGGAAGTCGACCAGGCCGCTGGTCGGGTCCTTAGACTCCGCGGCCTGCTTCACCTCGGTCTTTGAGGGCCGCTGGGACGTGGGGATCCCCAGCGCCTGGCTGATCGAGTTGGTCAGCTTGTGGGCCTCGCCGATCAGCGGGCCACGCCGGTACTTGGGGGTCCCAGCCATCGACTGGAGCGACAGGTTGTACAAGCGCACGAGCTCGGCGATGTGGTCCCAGTCACGGGCGTCCTCGGGTACCGGGGTCAGCAACTCAGAGTCGTCGTGGATCTCGGTAGCCATAAGAGCCCCTTATGAATTGGTCGCCAGTTAGTATGCGCAGTTATGAACTTTATCACACCGGGGGAGGTACTGCACTATGCCTCCGGGGGTGCTCTGCTACCCCGAGGAGGTTTCCCTCCCCGGGGTGCTCGGGTTGCGTCTTGATCTCGCGCTGGACTTGAACTCTCGAGTGATCGAAGTAGACGCGGCTCTTCGACCGTTCCGTGTCCGGCGGTGCTTTATTCAGTTTTGGGCTGAGGAGCGCCGTGGCCTTGGGCTTTCCTCAACCTCTTGACTCAAGGTTACCACACGACGTCCGTGGTCGCAATCTTGACTTGTGTGGCGTTCACCACATCGCGGCTTCCGTCTCCTCGACGCTGATTGCAGCGGCGACACAGCGCGCGGCCGTTGCTCAGCTCGTAGCCACCGCCGAACTTGAACGCGACGACGTGGTCAGGCTCTGCGCTGTTCGGTCTCATGCTGTGCTCGTAGTCCAGAGCCACGCCGCAGATCGGGCAGTTGACGACGCCGCGGGCTTGTTCTGCCGCCAGCACGCGTCTGCGCCAACGCCTGTGCTGGCCGCTGGCTGTCCGTCCCACGATCCCCTCGCAGTCTGTGCCCGCAGCGTCGTCTCCCCAGCAGTCCCACCAGGAGACACGTTGGTGGGTGCTTGGGTACCAGTATAGCGCGGGCCACGGGGTGGGTGCAAGTCGGGATGGGGTGGTCTTCGTCACATACCCCGTGCCGGGCCACCCACCGGGTGGTTTGACCGACCCACCCCCTGTCGCTCGGACCCATGGGTGGTCGCGGTCACGTACCCGGGCTGGCGCCCACCCATGGGCGCTCACTCGCACCCACCCGAGTGCTCGTGCGTCGTGCGTGCGTCGCGTGCGTACGTGAGACGACCCCCTCCCTACCGATCGGTCAGCCGAGATTTTTTGGGACCAGTTACGCGCGTACGCGTACCGTACGGCCCCCTTCCAAGCCGATCCTTTGTGGTAACTATAGAAACCAATTATAAAAAACGGTTCCAGTTCGTGTCGTTGTGTGCGGTGGTGGTCGGGTCTCGAGAGCCAGATTCGTTTATGAGTTAGCCGATTGACCCGCGTCGTTCCGCGGCTCTTCCGGTCAGTTTTTTTGTAGGTAAGACTCTTTGTGTAGGAATCGTTCAGAAAGTTTTTTGGGAATCGTTCTGGGGCTCAGCAGATTTATAAGCGGAGCGCCCTCTTGCGCTAGAATCCGTTGGCGTGTTAAAATCCTTTTGGGAATCGTCAGAACCGATTCCTTGTCGAAATCTAGACTCTTTACACAAGAGTCGACCGCCTGAACAGGAGAGAACCATGAGCACACCAATCGTCGGGTACCGAGTCGGACCGTGTCCGCCCGAGTTCCAGATGGACGCGGACGATGCCTATGTGGAGATAGCTCAGTCCATGGCCAGATCGAGTCGCGTATCCACCGGGCCCGGCAGTGGCCCGACCACGGACATGGAGCGCATGGCGCTGGAGAACCTGGTGCGCAGAGCGATGGACCACCCACGATCCTGGGTACGTATGTACGGGCCGTGGGAGGCGTGGCGCGAGTCCACAGCCAGACAGGGCCTGGCCAGGTTGCGGGGCCGCCGGTCGCTGGTGAAGGAGTTAGACGTGGCTCGTACGCGCGGGCACCTGGAGCTGCGGCTGCTGCTGGACGTGCACACGGCTCCGACGCTGCACGGCCAGCGCTGCTGGTGGGTCTGGGGCCAGTTCACGCCAGGACCGCCGGACGTGGGCGTGGAGTCGGACCGTGACCGGTTCCTGCGGCTGGTGAAGGTCCTGAGCGACCGGGGTGACACGGAGCTGATGACGGACCTGCTGATCCGGGGCGAGGACTTCCCGGACGGTTACCCGGACCGGGCGTACGTGGACCGGTGGCTGGGGGACTACGGGCTGCCGATTGATCTGTAGTTATCACGCGTGATAGACTCGGATCATGAGACCGATGAGTGCGCCCGGGCCGGTCGTGGCCGCAGACGGGCTGACGGAAGAGGAACTGACTGGACTGCAGGACCCGCGCCTGTATGAGGCGTCGATGCCGCGGGGCAACAAGCACCGCACGGTGCTTGAGGCGGCACAGGTGCTGGAGCGCAGCCCGGGGCTGTGGTTCCGGTTCTATGGACCGTGGCCGCTGCAGTCGCGTGGTGCCCACCAGGCGGCGAGCCACCTGCGGCTGGGTCAGCGGTATGGCGCCCAGCTGGGTGGTCGTCGGCTCGAGTTCCGGACTACGGCGTGGCGTGGGCACTGGTGGGTGTTCGCGCGTCACAACCCGGACGCGGAGCCGATCCCGACAAGAGACTGACAGAGAGTGACAGGAGACACAAACCATGTGTGATGAACGTAACACAAACGAATCCGCCGACCTAGGACCCCGGTCCTATGCTCTGCGCATGACGC